ATGGCAAAACGGAAAAACGGTGAAGGCTCTTGGGGAACTAAGACTATAAATGGTGTTAAGTATAAGTACTTCAAAAAACAGTATGAATGGCTTGATAGCATTAAATATTTTTATGGAAAAACTGAAAAAGAAATAAACCAAAAGCGAAAAAAATATGAAGAAGAATATTCGGCAAAGAAAAAGATTATAGAAAATTCTTCTACGCTTACTCTTGGAGAATATTTACGTTCTTCTCTTAAAGAAATGACCCATTTAACTCCTAATGGCTATGATGGATATGAGCATTGTATTAATAGAATTGAAAATTTGAAAGAATATGATATTTACAACAAGCAATTAACTCAACTTAATAAAGAAATCTGTAAAAAATTTGTTCAGGCATTGGTTAAACACGGCTATGCAAGGAAAACAATTACGAAAACCACTAATTTCGTCAAATTATGCTTAAATCAAGCCGTGGAGGAACAGATAATTGCTGATAATCCAATGGCTAGTGTTAAAAATCCCAAAGAAGAAAATGTTGCTTCAAAAACAACGGTACACAACTTTTTTTCAAAGCAGCAAATGGAAACATTCTGCAAAGGTGCCATGCACATAGAATCCCCTAATGATAGGCATAATTATAGTCAAAAAATAGGCGAGTATACTTATGGGTATAATGGTTTAGCGTTGGCGTTTATTGGGCAAAGTGGCTTAAGAGTTGGTGAACTTACTGCATTAACAATTGACTGTATTGATTTTGATAAAAATATAATAAATGTATATGCGTCAGAATCTATGGTAATTAGCCGGGATAAAAACGATAATCCTATAACGTACATTGACGATAAGGGAATTTTCCGGAAGAAAAAAGTCCGTTCAAGAAAGACGACAAAAACAGAAGCTGGCATCAGATACGTTCCCTTAACTCCTCTTTGTAAGAAAATTGTTCAAATTATGCAACAAGAAAAGGAAAAAATCGGCTGCAATGATAAGCATATTTTTGTCACAACATTAGGAACACTTCAAACCAAAGATAGGCTTGGCAGGACTTTAAAAAGTATCTGCAAAAGATATGATTTACCAGAATTAACGCCACACGAATTAAGGCATAGTTACGGAAGTATCATACTTCATCAGGAACACGTTGATATTCAGGTTGTGTCTAAATTATTAGGTCATGCAGATATTACTACGACTTACAATATATATGCGCACGTTCTTAAGGAGATCATGGCTGAATCAGTCAAAATTTTTGAATAATGCCATAAAAAATAGAGGTCTTAAACGCCCTCTATTTTTGTAAGTTAATTACCGTGTTGCAGTTTTCGTCCACCCATTTTTCAAACTGCTTTTGCGGTATATATGTTTTTTTACCAATCTTAATTTTTGGAAATCCTTTAAGATTAATAATTTTGTATATTTGATTTCTTCCACATTGGAAAATTTTTCTCATATCCTCCACAGTGTAGAATATTTCTTTATCTGTATTTTCCAATCAAATCACTCCTTTCATTCACTAAAAAACCAACCACCGAATATTGGTAGTTGGTTTTGAGCATCATTCTTTAATATTGTAATAAGAAAAAAATTCTTGTCTCAACTCACTATGGACTGAATACAGGGTATTATCTCCTTCATCTAAACACTTTATCATTATTTTTAATTGACTATAAAGTTCATCAACAACCCTTTTCCATCCTTCTTCTTTGTTAACCCTTACAAATAAAATATATTTTTCAACTTGCGAAATTGCGATGCTATAATCAGACACCATGTCATAATGTTCAATTATTTTCTCATATATTTTTCGCTTTTTTTCTCTTGCAAAAGGAATTTTTATAGGAACTTTTATAATGGACATTCTTCTTACAATTCCATCTATTTTCTTCAATTCTAATTGAATATTACTGATTTTGTTTAACATTTCATCGCTTACGCATTCTTCTAATGTTATATTCCCATCGTTCATTATACTTATAAGATATCTATAGAAAAACGCATTTTCATAAAAGATTTCGTCTGCAGCAAGGATGTAATCATTTAAACTTTCAGACCATATTATTTTATATGACAAATAGGATACTACTAATGTTACTAAACTACTAGCAAAAATTCCTAACATCAAATTAATTATGAAATCACAATAATCAATGCCTTTATTTTTACAACTCACTTCTAATACTAATGCTATTATCCCACAAAATATCATTAATATTAAACTTATTCCCATTATTTTTTTATGTACACGCATTTACATTTCCTCTTTTCCCCTAAATTTATAGATAAATTGTACCATTCCAACTACCAATATTCAATTGTCAATGTACTGTTACTTTTTACTTCTTCGCCTTCAGCGTCGCCCACATAATAAATACCGCCAATGCGAACGTTACACCGCCAGCTACTAATATAATCATCTAATCACCTGCCTTCTCTTTCGGCTTAATTGCAAGAATTACATAGCCATTTTCAATTCCCCATCCGCTAAGTATATATGTAATTTTGTATAATTTATCGTGTAAAGGATGCTTTACGTATCTTCTTCCATCTCTTTTATTTCCATAATCGTCAATAACTTTAAATCTGATAAAATCACCTTTCTGATAACTTCTATCATTTTTTCTAACCTCAAATGTCTTGTCTCCATTAATTATTTCATTAGCAAACCGATTAAGTATTTTTAATTCGTGTATCATTTAATTCCACCGCCCTTCACTATCTCGATTGCTCTCTTCATTCCCTCTGAAAAGAAGTCCTGCTCCTTGTCTAGTCCTTTTTCTTCTGCGTATCTATCAAAGTCAGCATAAGCAAAGTCTTTCTCCCACTCTAATTGCTCCACAACCTTATCTACATCATAGGCTGTTGGTATCTGCTTTATTAACGGTTCTAATATTTCCATATCCTTATGTTCGATTGCGTATTGTATTTGCTCGGCATGTTCGCTTATGAAATCCATTAATTCATCTGCATCTATTAATCGCATTCTAATTATCCTCCTTATATTCTCTCTTGAACTCTCTTGAACTATCTTGAACTAATTGCGTCTATTAATCTCATTTATAAATCACTCCAATCTAATATGTATTTTGTCCGCAATTTTCACAGTATCCCGAATGAAACATTAAGCGTTTGCACCTTGGACAAAAATATTCTCCTTCAATAACTGTTCTTGAAATTTTTATCTGCTTTTCAAGGGCTGAGATTGCCATATCTAATGCTTGGTTCATATAGTTGTATGGCTGAATAGTAAATCTGCTTTCTTTTAAACGTTTGATTGCTTCTTCCTGTGTTATCACTTTCTGCTCTTTCATTCCCTAGCTCTCCTTTCATTAAATCACCTACAACTCACTCTATAATTTTTCAATTCTTTTAGCCATTTACACAACTGATTACTTGCTTCATCTACTGCTTCATCTAAATTTAAAATCATCTTATTCAAACTTGGTGGGTTTGGAAACTCATTTGTTTTATACATCTTCAACTCTGTCAACCACAGCCTTGTTTGTAATATAGGTATTCTCTCACTCCTTAATTCAACACTAATGTTACATCGTCTAATAAGCACACATTCACATTTTCAGTCACCCTATACATTATTCCTGTCTCTGCATCCACAGCGTTATACTTTAAATGGTTAGTCTTTTCATCAATTTTAATATAAATATTATTTTCACATTCGAACCAATCTCCCACAATTAAATCACTAAATGTTCTTACATTACTTTTGTTATCTTCAATCTTCATCTTTCCATCTCCTTTTTAATTTCTAGCAGTCCTGCCTTAGTTAACTCATATATAGTTTCCGTTACAACATCTAAATCTGAAGTATGATAGCTTCCCTCTATGGCAACATCTACATATATATCTCTATGACAATCTGTCCTTACGGATATTTGAACACTAGGAATATCATATGCTTCAGATATATAGGCTATCTTATTTTCATCTTCCTCATCCATCAGGAATTTATGCCACCATCCGTGCATATACTCAACTCCACCGCCTTGCAGACAACGTTCTCCTGAATCTGCCCATTCCTTACCTGTTTTAAAGCCAAACTTTCTAAGTTCATTTAGATCTATATCATCTTTTATTTTCAACATAATCCTACATCTCCTTCCAACTTATATTTTGGTATTTCTCTCACTCCTTAACATTTCTTAACATTTTTGTCCTTTAGTTCTAAATTAAATCAAATATATTCATCTGATTATCATCCTCATAGACAAGCATTTCATTCTTAGCTCTTGTATAAAAATTCTTGTCTATCTCGAATCCAAACGCTGACCTTTTCAGCTCTCTTGCAGCTCTTAGTGTAGATCCACTACCACAGCAAGGGTCGATAACAACATCGCCCTCATCTGTAAAGATTTCTATTAATTGCTTCAATACAGTTACAGGCTTTTGCGCTGGGTGTATTTTTGGAATTTCCTTTCCGTCTCTTTCCCATTTAAACCAGTTGAATATCATACGACCTGTTCCTCTGATTGTCTTTCCGTTTCCGTCCGTCTGAACTCCATTTCTGAATTTTGGCAATTTATCTCTATACAGCACTAATGCATATTCTGTTGCTCCAACAACTCTCATATTAGCTTTCAAAACTTGCGGACTATAATTTTTTATGAAAACTAGTGGTATGTAATGAATGAATCCGTGCTTCTTTGCAGCATCTATTAGTATTGGCATCTGCTCAAAGCTGCAAAATACAATCATACAAGGACTGTTACTACTTCTCCCACGGCTTACTGTCTTTTTATCGTCCTTTTTTAACATTTTTGAGCAAAAATGAAAATATTCATATAAGTTAAAATTAAAGTCTGAATTAAAAGCCGATTTGCCTGCGAATTTGCTTTCACCGTTTTTGTTATCGCCCCCCTTGTACCACATTGGGTTGCTACCGTAAAAATTGTTTCCCACATTATACGGAACATCCGCAATAATTAACTGTGCTGGAGGTATAGCATATTTTTTATAATTCTGCATATTATCTCTGTAGATTTCACATTTTAATTTCTTTTTCATTTCTTCATCAGGAGTAAGAATTCTTTTATGAGCGCTCAACTCTTCTCCTTTCTTGATTTTTAAACTGTTACATTTATATCTTTAATACCGAGTTTCATATCAATGCCACATTCTTCGGCTATGATAGATACCTGTTCATCCCAAGTTGTATAATCATCTGCTAAACATTCTGCTTTCAGGTCGAACCTTTTAAACATCTGTTTTATTCTCTTGTTTCCAAAACCAAATTCATCATGCATTGTTACAGCCATTAAGACTTTTATGTAGAAAACTATATTGTATTTAACATTTTCAGAGAATTTATCTAAATCTGCCTTACTTACTCTGCAAGGTAGGTCTATAGCATTTCTCATTTTTAAATCTTCTTCCAATGCTTCTATTCCCTTTTCCTTTGCAATTCGTAAAGCATATGCCATACCTTCACGTCTAGCAATTTCCTCTTTTGACAATTTTGCCATTATCTCTCCCTCCATTCTTCACGCCATAAGGCTTTGATTTGAACGCTTTTACTGCGTTGTTTCTTAATCTGCCATCATTGATATACATAGTTTCTTCGTGTGTCAAAATGTGACCGAATTTCTTTTCTGGCACGCTTTTATCCATTTTCAACACCTTCCTTTTCATCAAGGAGTTTTGCTTTAAGTTCTTTCTGCCTTTCACGTGTCTTGTTTAACTCCACGTAATCATCAGGGGATAAATATGCTCCTGCGAATAAAATTTCCGCTTCCCTTCTATTCAGTTTTTGAAGTTCTGACACTATCTTTTTATCGCTCATTTACAACTCCTATCTCTGATAACTTATCAGCTAACAAATCCGTAAATTTTTTATCAACTTCTTCAATTTTTCGAATTGCATCGCTTAATGAATAATCTTTTGCCTGAAACTCCTTGCCATATTCTTTTCTTGCAATTCCCTTAATTGCATCACCCAATTTTCCGTAGTAACCTATCGTTTCAAAAACCGGGCATCCGCTT